TTAGATTACACGCTGAGTCGGTAACTGGTAGAATGGGTTATGCTGCAGGATATAAAAAGAATCTAGATTTAGAGATGTTAGACCCAACAGGTGTTGTTGTAGAAAAATGGGTATTACAAGGTTGTTTCTTAACCGATGTTAATTTTAACGATTTATCTTATAGTGATGAAGGTATGGCTAACATAGCAGCAACATTAAGACCAGATAGATGTATATTAGTTTACTAATTTAATTTTAAAAATATATTTAAAGAACCCACAATTATGTGGGTTTTTTGTTTTATACTACTTATAGTAGATATTTGTGAATTTTTATTCACTTAATAAATAATTTTTATATTATTGTTAATAAAACTATATAGAATGGAAAACATGCAAACACCAGAAATTTCACCTAACATATCTTACGATATTGTAGAATTACCATCTAAAGGTATTTTTTACGCTAATAATAAAAAAACTTTAAAGGTAGCTTATTTAACAGCAGCTGATGAAAATATTTTAACATCACCTAGTCTAACCCAATCAGGTGAGTTAATGGATACGCTATTAAAGGCAAAAGTTTTAGATAAAGATGTTGATGTAATGAATTTAGCTGAATGTGATAAACAAGCTATTTTTGTTTTTCTAAGAAATACAGGTTTTGGTCCAGAATATAGATTTAAATTAACAGACCCAAAAACAGGTAAAGAGTTTGAACACGTTGAAGACTTATCTGTTTTAAAAACTAAAGAAGTTACTGTAGAACCAGACAAAGACGGTTTATTTGAATATAAACTACCAGTTTCAGGTAAGGTTTGTAAATTAAGATTATTGACACCACAAGATAAATTAGAATTATCAGAGTTAGAAAAAAGTTATGAAGGTATGAAAGTAAAACCTATGGCTACTAAACGTTTGGAAAAAAGTATTGTAGAAATTAGTGGTGAAAAAGACCCAATGACTATATCTAGCACAATCCATACTTTACCTTTAAGAGACGCTCAAGAAATTAAAAAGTTTTTAACTTCTGTAGAACCAGGTTTAGATGTTAGTAAAGTAGCTATCGCACCTTCTGGTGAAAAAATAACATACAATATTAATTTCGGTTTGAACTTTTTTCGTCCTTTCTTCGGGCTATAGGTATGCCCTGTTGGGAGAGATTTACTACTTAACAAAAAACTTTAATTTTACTAGAGAAGATATTTTAAATATGCCAATATTTGAAAGGAGATTTTATTTAGATAAATTTGTAGAAGAAATAGAGAAAAGAAATAAAGAAATCGAACAAGCTCGTAATAAAAGCAGAAGGTAAATATTTATAGTTTAAAGGACTATATGTTTAATACAAGTAAACAACTTCATATTGAGGGGTTTCTATCACACGGTAAACCCTATTTAGCCTCACATCCAGAATTAGGTGTACCCTTAGGTATTTTTAACACAGTAGATGAACCAAATTATACTGCTAGGGTAAAATCCATTAAAAAATTAGGACCTAAAGGTAATATAGTTTCATTAGAATTAGCAAAAAAATTAGGAATAAAAAATCCATTACCATCATACCAAGTAATCTTAAAAGATGAAAGTGGTGGTGACGTTACAGTAACTCAGTCTAGTTTTGATAGAGCGGTAGCAGATTACTTAAGAAGAAAGGGTATTGATACTGATGACCCTGGAAGGTCAGACTACAATGATTTTTCTACAACATCTACCGAACTGGGTAAAATGTTAAAAGAACTATCACAAGCCAGAAGTCAAGCTGATTTAACTTTAGGTGAGTCTATGCAGATGATGCAAAACATGACTGACTTAATTGCTCAAGGGGCCCAGGGTGAGTTTAAAAGTACTGAAGCTTTAGGTACATACTTGGATATTATATCTTTAACCGACCAAATGCGTAAAGATATAATAAACACTATGGGGATGGATGAAGTCTTCATGGATGATATTATAAAAACTGTAACCGATGCTTCAGCGGACTTTATGGGTTGGGCTTTAACCGCTAACGACGCTATGAAGATGTTAAAAGAAACAGCCGAAGATACCGGTAGGGCTTTTATATTACCAAAAGAAGCTATAGTCGGTGCAGCAAAACTAGAAGAAATATACGACATTGATATGTCAAATACTATAGCACAGTTTGATAGAATTGGTATCGGTTCCAAAGAAGCTGTAGAAATTACTAAAGACGCTATAGCTACAGCTGGTAGATTTGGTGCTGTAGTTTCAAAATTCTTACCACAAGTAGAAGCTAACATAGATAAGATAAACACTTACGGTTTTCAAAACGGTGTAAACGGTTTATCTGAAATGGTAGCTAAAGCTCAAGTATTGGGTTATAATTTCGAAAACGCGTTACAGATGGCAGACAAAGCTTTTACACCTGAAGGTGCGATTGAAATGGCTTCAAAATTACAAATGATTGGTGGTGCCGCTAGTGAACTATTAGACCCATTCCAGTTAATGTATATGGCTCAAAATGATGTCGAGGGTCTACAGGATGCTATTGTAAAAACAGCAGAAAGTGCGGTAACCTTTAATAAAGAAACGGGTGAGTTTGGTATATCACCAGGGGAAAGAATGAGGTTAAAATCTATAGCTGAAGCTACAGGTCAAGATTATAATAATCTTGCAGAAACAGCAATTAAAGCCGCTAAAAGAACACAAGCAATTGGTAAATTAGGTGGTATACCAGAACTTAGTCAAGAGGATAAAGAATTAATAGCTTCTATGGCTGACATTAATCCTGACGGTACGTTTTCGTTAACTCTTGGTGATAAAGAATTATCTTTTGATGAATTAGGTGAGGTTTTTGCGAAAGATGGTGGAGAACTACTAGCAAAAATACAAAAACAATCCCAAAAGGATACAATGAACCTAGAAGATGTTAACAAGGCCCAACTTTCGGTACAAGAGGGTATGGCAGCAAATACAGCTATAATACAAAATTTAATGACACAAGCTGCAGCATCTGGATTATTAGGTACTACAGCTAAAGATTTTGCTGGTGAACTAGCTCAATCTGGATTAGGTAATTTTTTACTTGGTGAAGGTTTAGGTGGGGTTACCGCAGGAACTGGAGCGACTGGTAATAATTTAGTGGACATAATGGGTGATTTTGGTGAATTTATCCCAAATTTCTTAGATAGAGTTCCAGGTATGTCTGGTAGTCCAGTATCACCAGCTCTTGATGAATCTATGAGAAATACAGAAAGAGGTAGTTCTACTGGTGGGGCGGCCACAGGTGGAGCTTATCCAGGGTATGACCCTAATATGATAAATAGTTATTTAGAAAACACACCAGAAGGACAAAACGTTATATCTAATTATATAAACAACAGTACTACTGGTGGTGGGGGTAACACGGTTAACGTCGTATTCAACCCTTTAGAAATTATGTATGATGGTAATACAATAAGACTAACACCAAAACAAATAATGTCAGCACTAGACCCAACAGTAATACAGGCTATAGGTACTAGTCTAGCTGGTTTAAATGTTACTACACCATCATAATTAAAATTATAACCTAATCTATTTATATTAAAAGAATAAAATATGTCAGTAGGTAAAAATACAGGAATCACATACCCATTTGCTCAAGGAGATTTTAATATTTCTGTTTTAAGTACGCAAAAACTTAGAGAAGCTTTACTTGCTAGAAATCTCGATGGTTCTTATTTAAATAGAGGAAACCCAATTCCACCAAACGGTGACCAACAACCAGGTAGTGTAGTTGTGTCATCACAAAATTGGGTTTCTGTTAAAGATTCCCCAATACCTGAAGATGTTAATGATATGAACGGAATTCCTTTAAAGGAAACACAGTTCTTAGTAAACAAATATGGGCCACAAAGTGGCTACGGAGACCCACTATCAATAAACGTGGTTAATTTAGTTACCGAAGCTCAACTACAATACATAAGTCCTAACACACTACAACCACAAGGGTTTGTTCCAGGGCTATCTTTTGATTCTTTTAGATATTCCGATTACACAGCTATTGAAATAATGCAATCCGTTAATAGTAATAATGGACAATTAGTGACCTTAAATTCTATGGTTTTGGATGACTCTATGTTGATAAAGTCTTCATTTCCATATTTAAAAGATAATTTAGGTTTTAATCTAGCTAAGTTTGATTTTAATATAAGTGAAAATGGTGACGCTACTCTAAATATAACAACATCACCTGGGTCAATAATACCACCAAAGTCAGACTACCTATCTAGATTAGAAGGTGTATACTCTATACAATCACCAATACCAGGATTTTATACTACACCAGCCATGCCTTTAAATATTAATAGTATTGTTGGTCAAGGAGCTAATAATATTTCACAAGATGACTTTTTTACACAAGCGGGTAATATTTTAAATGGTATATGGAATGGTATAACAGGGTCTAACCCATTACCTAACACACCATCTAGTGTACCTTCACCATCTGACAAGTTTATAGAATTTATGGGGAAAGACCAACAGTCTCAGTTATTTAATAATCTTAACTACAATATATTTAGACCTGATTACACTAGAGTACAGGTAGACCCATCGGTAAAAGCACCAATAGCTCACTATTATGTGGGTAGTAAAAATACAGAACCTAGTCTAATACAGTCACCTATAGAAGCTACACCTAAAGATGTTTTTGGTAGAGAAATTAGAGCTTTAGTTTATGGTCCTTCCGAAGTTTATAAAGAGTTTGATAATGTGGAAGGTAGAGCTTTATGGAGATACTACCAAATAGGGCCTTTAGGGAAAGCATTAACAGATGGTGGTACCATAGAGGGTGGATTCACTTGGTACGGAAGAAATTCAATATCTTCAGGTGAACAATCAATGCAATTCTACTCAACAAGGTCAGATTTAAAACCTAAGAAAAAGGGGGGATTATTAGACTACACCCAAAATCTTATGGATTCTGCACCGGCTTACGGTGGGGCAAAATGGAAACATGCTGGTAACGCGATAGACCAAGTTTCTAAGGTATTTAATGATGGATATAAAAACATATCTAAAGGTTCTAGAGTAACTTCATTTACACCAGGTGAGGTAGTTTGGAATTGTGTGGAATATTGTAGAGCTTGGACTAAAGATAGAACATATTCCACATATAGTAATTTAGTTAGGTCTGAAGGTAATCAATGGAAAAATACAAATTCTATATTAGATTCTACATTTAATTTAAATATAGCACCAACAAATAGAGATGGTGGTAAATCTACAAGTATGCCTGAAGGTACTAAAGTTAAAAAATATATGTTCTCTATTGAAAATTTATCATGGAGAGGTACCGGAGAACAAAGCAATTTACCAGCTTCAGAAAAAGGACCAAACGGTGGTAGAATAATGTGGTTTCCACCATATGATATACAAGTAGGGGATACAAACTCTGCTAGTTGGAGTAGTACTAATTTTTTAGGTAGACCGGAACCTATATACACATACAACCACACAGAAAGGTTAGGTACGTTATCTTGGAAGATAGTTGTTGACCATCCATCAACACTAAACGCTATAGTGGATATGCAGTTAAAAGGTATGAGTGATGCGGAGGCAGATGCTGTATTGGAAGCTTTTTTTGCTGGATGTAGAAAATTTGACATATACCAACTAGCACAACAATACCCGAATATAGGTTTAGATGTACTTAACGCTTTACAGACAGCTGTAGTAGGTGGGTCCCAAGAGGTTACCAATGATGTACATAATGACGCTGAGGATACTGTTTTAAATAATTTATCAGAAGAACAAGATATGGGTGGTCATTTAACTACAGAAGAAGCACAGAATATAGAAAATAATCAAGAGACTGATGCTGAAAATGCTCAAATTAATGTTGATAATGTAGACCAAGGTACAGTTACTGGTGGATTTAGAATTGGAGCACAAGATAAAAGAAATACCATAACTAGTGTTATTAGAAAATTGTTAGGTGAAGCAAACTACTTTACCTTTTTAAGAGAACAATACCCCTTTGTATACCAGTCACTAAGAGATAATTTGAAATTTTTTCACCCAGCTTTTCATTCTATGACACCAGAAGGACTTAACTCTAGATTAACTTTTATGTTACAATGTGTAAGACCAGGTAAAACAATACCTACTGTGACAGAACAAGGGACTAGTGTTGTAGATGCTGATAACACAGCTTTTGGACCACCACCGGTATGTGTGTTAAGAATAGGTGATTTTTACCATTCTAAAGTTGTATTTGATTCTGTTAGTTATTCTTATGATGAAAATCTTTTAGACTTAAACCCAGAAGGTGTGGGGGTACAACCAATGATTGTTAGTGTACAAACTAACTTTAAATTTATTGGTGGACAAAGTCTTGAAGGTCCAGTTAGTAAATTACAAAACGCTTTATCGTTTAGTTACTTTGCGAATACAGAACTTTACGATGAAAGAGCTCAACCTCAAACTATACCAGAGGCTACAATGTCACTAGACCAAATAGCTGATAATTTCGTTAACTTCTTTAAAAAACCAGAAGGACCAACAGTAACCTCTGAGGGGGATACTGAAGGAGGTGGTGAAGGACATCTAGAAACAGAATAATGGCACTTACAGGAGAATCAAAATATAAAGTACTTTATAATAATTTTTTAACTAGCTCAAAAAATTACAGTGAATTTTTAAATACTAGTTTTATAGATTTATACAATCAACAAGGACATGGTGTTTTAGAAGAAACTTTTAGATATGTAAGTTATGAATGGGGCAATATAATGAATAGGAGTATAAACCTAGTAGGTTTTCCACAGGATTCTTTAAAAAGGTTAGATGAAAAATATGTGGAATTAAAAAACTCTATAACAGCTGAAACAACAGGTATACAACAAGAACTACCTTTTGGAAGTAGTGATTTAGACAGAGAATATGTTAAAAAAGTTTTATTAAAACATTCTAAAAGTTCTTGGAAAGAGTTAAGAACTTTATTAGTTGAGTTTTTAGTAGAATTAAGAGATAGACAATTAGATTTATCTAAAAATATAGACAAACTTAATTTAGTTTTTGCAAATGTTGGTGGGTATCTAACTGGTAGTTCTAATAATGGTTTGGTAAGTTATACTTTAACCACAGGAACTAGCACCACTAACTTATTAAGTGATGTTTCCGCAACAACAAATACTATAGGTAATTTTTGTTCTTATATGTTTGGTTCTGTAACACCAGAATACACAAATAAGTTAACCTACCCAAACGAATACTTATTCTTTATGGATAAATTAATGACTGACGAAATTATTAGATATATGGATTCCCATGTTAGATATAGTTATGCTGAAAATTTAATTTTTTATAGAAATAATGAATTAATAAAAGAGTTAACCAAAGTAAAAAGAAAATATAGTGATGGGGTAAAAAAAGAAATATCAGAAAAATTTAGAATAAATTTATTAAAATTTTCGATAACACTTTTAAATTACGATACAAAAAAATACGAAAAACATTTTGGTAAAACAGAAATTCCAGAACAATTAGAAAAAGTTAAATCTATACCTAAAGCTGTAGATAACTTCGAAGTTACCTTTACACAAAGTAATAGTGAGTTATCATTAGTTAGAAGGTTTTTCGATTCTACAATTATGGGTACCAATAATAGTAGTTATAACCTAAAAATAAGAAAAAATATAAGTATTACGTAAAATGTCATATTATAACAGATATAAAGATTTTGAGGTTAATGGACAATCGAGAACCGTACCGTTGATAAACATACCTAAAAAAAGTTCAGATAAATACCTAGTCTATAAAGTAGGACGAAGCAGACTAGATAAAATATCTCAACAAATATACAACACACCTTATTTTGGTTGGTTAATATTACAAGCAAATCCAGAATATGGTGGACAAGAATGGAATATAACTGACGGTAGAATAATTAGAGTACCTTTCCCACTAACAGTTAGTTTACAAGACTACAAAAGTGAATTAGATAAACATTTCTTATATTATGGCAGATGATATTCTTAACGCTAGTGAAAGTGTTTATACAAAACAAGTTTGTGATAATCTAATTCTAATAGACCCTAATAAGATACAGAGTGCTGACGGACAAAGTATTGAAGATAGACTAGTTAGACACGAAGACTTAGTTATATATGTAAATTTAACAGCTAGAGTAATACCTAGGTCTAAACTAATTCAAGGTAAGGGGGCTTCTGATAGTGGAGTTAAGGTTGATTTATTTGATGGTGAAATAAACTTTTTAAAACCTAAAAATAAAAAATCTTTAGATAGTGATTGGACAGACGCGTTTACCGACCCATCGGTAAATAAAATAGTACGTACCGAAGATACTAACGAACAAGGACAAACTTTTTTTACTAAAAGTATAGAAAATAAAAGTGATTTTCAGGGTTTTGGTATAACAAACATAGATATAAAAATAAGTTCTTCATTTGTCCCACAAGTTACTATAAATTTTACTGACGTTAGAGGTAAAACTTTATTTGAACAAGCAGAGACAAACACACCTTACACAGCATTTTTTCACTTACCCTATCCACAATTTGAGTTAACCGTAAAGGGTTACTACGGTAAAGCTGTAAAGTATCAATTAGCTATGACAAACTTCCAAGCTAATTTTGATAGTAATTCTGGTGACTATAATGTTACAGGTACTTTTATCGGTAATCACATAGCTTTATTAAATGATATTAATCTACAACAAGCTATGTTAGCTCCTTACCTATACCCAGTAGTTAAACAATCAAACAATGAAGAAACACCTAAAGGATTAGGTAGAAAAATTATGGATGATGTTTATGGGATATATAAAAAAAAGAAATTAATACCACAAGATTTTCCACACCTCACAATTTTTGAATTGATAGGTAAGGTTGAGGGTTTTACCGATAACCTTAAAAAAAACTTTAGTAAAGCAGACTTAAGATTTAGTAATGACCAAAAAACATATCAAGAACACTTAAAAAATTTTTGGAACGCTATAAGAGGTACTAATGGTTGGATGGAAAACTTTATAGATGAAAGTCGTGAAGAATTATTAGATATGACATTGGGTTCTACTGGTAATCCAGATAGTGATGATAAAAAAGTAGTAGCTCACGCTTTTAGACTTAAAGAAATCACAGATGAATACATTAGTAATGCTGAATCTAAATTAAAATATATAATAGAGGGTTACAAAAAACAATTGGGGGATAATGTTACTTTTGGTTTAACTGGAAAAGAGGCTGTAAATTTAATTAAAGATTTTACTGTAGAAAACCAAAGAGCTGTAAATACAAATTCTAACGATATTAGTAAATTAAAACCAGACTCCAAAGGTTGGTACGTTTTATTTGATTCACCAAAAAGTTTTGGGGGTGTTTATGGTAGAGTATTGGAAGAATTTGAAAAAAATTATAAAAAAGCACAAACTGAAGCTAGTGATAAACTAAAAACAGTATTCCAACAAAGTCTATCATTTTACCCATCAATTAGGAATTTAATGAGTGTTGTTATTGCAGGTGTTGACACCTATTTAAGGTTGATGGATAGAGTTCATACAAAGGCGTTTGAACAGAGAACAACACCAGAAAGGGTAAAGTCCGTAATAACAAATAAGAAAGGATATGAAGATAGTGTTAAGGGTGGTAAGGAGGTTTTTCCTTGGCCACAATACTATCAATATGACGACAATGAAAATAGATATGTTTTACAATATCCAGGAGCTGCCGGTAGTCTTTCAGAAACTAACGCACAAAATGCTTTATGGTGGCCTGAAGTAGAGTTCATAGAAGAATATACAAAAGCAATTCACTCCAGAGTCAACCAAGTACCATTTCAATCTGATAATGAAGTAAGGTATACTGGACAAATAGCTTTATCTGTAAGACAATTTCCTTTTATAGAAAAGGCTTATAGTTACACTGTTAAAAATAGTATATTATGGGAAATATTAGATAGGGCAAGTGACTTCACTAATTATGTGGGTATTACAGGTTATAAATCTAAACCATCACAAATTGTTGATACATTATTAGAAGCTGCACAAAATGATGCTAAAAATTTAATGGTGGCTATTGAAAGTGATTTTAATTTACAAGAATTTTTTAAAGATAATAACATAGACTATAATTCTTTAATAAATATTTTATCAGAAGACTCACAGGATAAATTTTTATTATGGGAAAATGGACATATTAACACCCCATATCTAAGTAGTTTTAATTCAAAACCAAACGACATAATTGACACATCTTATGGGTTGTACCCGGAATCTAGTGTTGTTGAAATATTTACTGAAAATGGTAGTTATGTAAAGTATCAAAAACTTTTTCTAGAAAGTAAAAAAACACAAGATTGGTGGTTTGATTTTTATCCATTTAATATTGGTAATTTAACTAGTTTAAGGAGCAAATTGTCTGATTCAGCCAATGTAACCGCTGAAAAATTCTTTGAAATAGATGTTTTACAAATAGACACACAAACAAATGTTTATGCGACAAGAGCAATTGGAGACGACGTTGGATTTCGTAAATCATGTCAATATTATACTAATTTAAATTGGGATGTAGATACTGTTTATGGTAGTTTGTTAGAGGTTGTTGAGGGTGATTGGGATTATGTTAGTACATTTACCACTTTTGATAACTGGGAACAATACTACACAACTAAAGAACCTACCATTGAATTACAAAGTACTACTGACGGTATAAACTATACCTCAAACTCATTTTCATCACAAATAGTTTCTATGATGAATACACCTTGGTTTGCTAATGCAATATATAAAGCTTTTACAGAAGAACAAATTGGTAACCCAGAACCCTACAAAGATGCGGCATACCTCTTTTTAAATTCTCTACCAGTTACTAGTACATTAGAAAAAGTAATAACAGAATACCAAGGTAAACACCAATATGGAGCTTATGTAGCTCAAGCTATAAAACAATTAGCTGGTTATCATGAACTACCATATTCGTTTATTTTAAAAATAGGTTCCATATGGCATGAATATAAAAATGGTCCTATAGCTCCTGAAAATAGTACATTTTGTGGATTAGGTGGTGGTGATGGTGGTGGAACCGGAATAGATGGTAATATTAGGTGTAATGAGTGGTATGCGGACCCATCATTTGCAAATGGTATGGGTTGGTATGATTGGTCATATAATGGTAATATATTACCAGGTTTAAATACTGAAGAAATAACCTTAGGTTTTTGGCCTAGACTAATAAATGCTGTACATACAATTGTTACTGATAAAACTATACTACCTAGTGTTGGTAGTTGGGTA